TCCGTGATCACTTATTTGAAACACTGGAACGCCTGAAAGATGGTGACATTGACATCGCAACTGCAAAAGCAATGGCAGATGTTGGACAAGTAATTATCAATTCAGCAAAGATTGAAATTGATTTCATTAGAGCAACTGGATCAACAAAGGATTCAGGATTCATTCGGTTAGGCGAAGGCAATGAAAAGTTGTTATGAAGATAATTGACAGACGCAGAGACGAACAACTTGGAACAAAAGCAAAAGGATTGCCAATGTACAAAGAGTTCATACAACTCGTTGAAAAGGACAAGAGGGTACAATCATACTACAATATGAAAGATATGCTCTTGGATGCGTTCAAATGGGATAAAACGCCACAAGGTCACGAGTACTGGCAATCCGTTTATGATTCAATCGTTATTGCAGACCATCCCAAATGTCCCCAGTGCAACACCATTGGCAAGGTAAAATTGCTCAAGACCTTGGACAAGCACAAGTGTAACAAATGTAAAATCACATTCTAATGATCAGCCACTATCAAGAAGTACACAACCTTAAGCAAGAAATTCGCAGATTGCGATTGCAGATTACAGACATAACAGTCAAGCACGACAAAGAGTTAAAACGATTGAAACAAGAAATCATTCAACCCAAGTGCGATTTGAATAGCATTGATGCTGACTGGACAGATGCGATGAGAGTTTGTTGTCAAGCCTACGATGTCACACCTGATCTTGTTATTTCATCATTGAGAAAACAATCGGTAGTGTATGCTCGTCATATGTTTTCCTTCCTTTGCCGTAAGCACTTGAAGATGACATTCTCATCAATTGGCTATATATTGGGGAGAGACCATTCCAGCGTGATGAATGCCATCAATGTCTACGATAATTTAGTTACACACGACAAAATCACAAGACAAACCTATGAAACATCCGTTCAGTTATTGGGTGATTACTTGCACCAAAGGACTCTCCAGCACGATCCACATCTTGTATGAGGAAGATCAAGTGATAAGATGTCAAAAAAAGTACGAAAAAGATGGTTATATTTGCATTATTGAAAAGAAAAATTGAATAAAGATGCCATCATATTGGAGTTATCCAAAGCCGATTGGTTGAGGAAAGCCACCAAGAACATTGCAAAAAACAATGAGTTGGCAAGGGAGTTGTATCAATTTTACTTTTTGACAATACTTGAGAAACCTGATGAGCAAATCGAAAAAATATACAGAGACGGATACATTCAATTTTGGTCAATCCGTCTTTTATACCTTTGTATCAACGGCAACCGGCATCCCTTTGGCGAATCAAGAATATATGATCAACACGATGTGTACGAGCTTGACTTCGCTGAAGAGATTGACTTACTGGATGAGAGAGAGCAAACGGAAGGAATTGAACTTGAAAGAATCAACAAAATAAACCAAGTAACAGAATCAGCATATTTCTATGAACGAGAACTTTTCAAACTATGGTGTTCAGGAATGTCAGCAAGGGCAATCCATAGAAAGACAGACATCTCCGTTCGTGAAGTGTTGAGAGTAATTAAACTAATGAAAGACCGATGCACACAGAAATAATTGGAATTGCTTGTTTGGCAATCATCATCGTAAACTTTGGCAAACCAGCCGATCTATTAAAACGCTATCTGTACGGTAGTGACTATTCCAAATGGAAGCGAATGAAACCCCTTGACTGTGCGTTCTGCTTGTCTTGGTGGTTGGGTTTGTCCTTTTTCCTATACACATACGGTTGGGTGGGGATACTTTATGCATCCATCGCAACTGTGATTGTCGCACTATTAGAAACAAAACTATGAGCAACATTGAATTTATACTATCACTCCAACCGTTGTATGACAACTGGAAGAAAACACAAGTATTTGCACCATCACCAGAACAAGGTGCAATCCTGAACAATGTTCACCGTGAAATCTTCGGAAGGAACTTGCCAAATTGCAGTACTTGTGTGACCGAAGCATTGCACTCACTTTTGATTTGGGCAAACCAACAACAAGAAGCCATCACCAAAGCACAACTTGCCGATGATGAGCAGAAGCCAAAGAGGAGGAGAAAGAATGAAAGCAATCCTTGAGTTTGACTTAACTGAAGAAAGAGCAGAGTTTGATATGGCAGTCAACGGATACAAATTCTCGTTGGTTGCTTACTATTTAGACCAGCACTTAAGAGGATTGATTAAGTATGCACCGGACAACCAAAGCGAGGATACTTACAAAGCATTGCAAGAGACAAGAGACAAACTCCACCAACTGCTCAATGAGTACAATCTTGAAGTATGAAGAAACACACAATGGTATATTTCAAACACTTTGGCTATGACATCAGCTCATTCATAGATTGTGAGGTATGTGGTAGGGTTGGCAACGACCTTCATCATATTGAAGCAAGGGGAATGGGAGGTACAAAAACAAAGGATGTGATTGAAAACCTAATGTGTTTGTGCAGAGAATGTCACATCAAATATGGTGACAAAAAACAATACAAGGAGTTCTTGAAAGAGAAGCACCAAGAGAAATTGAAAATGTGAGATAAATGAGAAAACTATGGCGAACGAGCAGAACTTAAAACCATTCAAGCCGGGAGAGGATGAGAGAAGAATTGGTAACGGAAGACCAAAGAAACTCATCACACAAATGAAGGAGATTGGATACACCAAATCCCAAGTTGAAGACACGATGTTGTCTATGTTGTCGCTATCACGAAAAGAACTGGAGAAGATAGACCGAGGAGATGAATACACGATAATGGAACGCACGATTGCCGGTGCATTGCTGAAAGGTCACGACAAGAACTCCTTGTTCAACTTGGAGATGTTGCTAACACGATCACAAGGCAAACCAAAAGAAACGATTGACCAAACGATAGAAAGTAAAAATTTCACAATAACTTTGAACTTAGATGAGAGCAAGTTGGAGAGGTGATGACAAACTCCCACCACAAGATGAAGACATCCAAGTCGTTTACACTACGGATGCGAGAATAACTTTGGCAAGGTACTTCGATGACCTTTGGGTTGATGAGTACACGAATGCAATTATTGATGTGGCATATTGGATGCCTATCCCAGTAACCCCGAACGAATGACACCTGAAGAGAAAGCATTCCAACTCAAGGAGAGTTTTGGCAACGGATTAACCACAAGAGATTGTGCGTTGATTTGCATTGATGAAATACTTGAAGCCTTGTCGTATAACTCGTGGCAAAATAGGAATGAGATAATTTTCTTCGTTGGTGTAAAAAAACAACTGCAAGAACTATGAGAGTTATTCAATCGGGACATCTCGGTGATTTAATCTATTCACTCACCGCAACCAAGCGAGTTGCAGAGTTACACGGTGCGGTAGATTTCCATATTGGATTCCGTGAGCAGAATACTGTTTCCGGTCATCCAAGCGGAGGATACTGTATGAACTTAAACTCATACGAATATATCAAACCATTACTTGAGCATCAATCGTACATCAGAAAGGTTGAGATGCACTCGCATATTGATATGGGTTATGACTTTGATAAGTTCAGGCGTCACGGATTGAATCTCGCTGCTGGTGATTTGAGACGCAATCACTTTCTTGTCTATCCCGAATTAATTACAGACCTTCACGAACCTTGCATTGAAGCCAGTGAACCTATCCCATACTTTGCCGACAAGATTCTTTTGAACTTCTCTGCTCGTTATCGCAATCACGACATTAACTATTTCCCACTCAAGGAACACAAGTGCGTTTTCTTTGGATACGAATCGGAATACATCGCATTCACCGAGAGATGGCAGTTGGATTGTGAACTATTAAAATGTCAGGATGCTTTGATGTTGGCAACCATTGTCGGCAGTTGCAAGGCGTTCATTGGGAATCAGTCAAGCACCTACGCAATCGCAGAGCAGATGAAGGTAAAACGATTGCTTGAGGTATGTGTTCACTCACCAAATGTTATCCCTGTCAACAATGGCTTTGACTATTTAACGAATCAAGGCTTTAACTTCTTACTTAATACCCTATGAAACTTTTAATATTAACAGACGGAATCAATGGTGTGGTTTACCATCGCATCTACGCACCACATTTGAGAATGCAGATAAACGGAGAAGCAGTGGTTGATGTCTGCCAATCACAAGCCGAATGGATGACGGTTGACCTTGCACCCTACGATGTGATTGTTTTCTCACGATGGCTTGGAAAGAACCAGTACGATGTCTTGAAACGAATCACGGATGCCGGGAAGCCTTATGTGATTGATGTGGATGACTATTGGGTACTCCCAAAATACAACCCAGCATACTGGGCATATCGCAAAGGGATCAAGAACTCCATCAAGGATGCCATCAACTATGCGGATGCCGTATTCTGCACAACTCAAAAACTCGCCAATGAGGTGAGGACAATCAATGAGAATGTCTACATTGTGCCAAACTGCTTGGATACATCTCACAACCAATGGAAGCAACCAAAGGAGAAGAACGAGAGAGTGAAAATAGGATGGGTTGGTGGAATCACACACGAAGAGGATTTGAAGCTCATTGCTGATGACATCAATTCAATGGATGTGGATTTCTACATTTGCGGTTATACACCAAGTGATCATTGGAACAACATCGTGAAACTGATTCCCAAAGCCAACATCGTTCAAGGCACTTCGGTATTTGAATATGGTGAGGTCTACAAGCACTTTGATTTCGTACTTGCACCCCTTCAGGACAACCACTTCAACAACTGCAAATCGGAATTGAAGATTGTGGAAGCCGCTGCCTATTCTATCCCCATTATCTGTTCAGCGGTCTACCCATACTTATACCACACTGGAAATGATGGTGTAATCTTCGCCACCCAAAACAACTGGAAGGCATCCATTGAGAAACTGATTGATGCTGGTCATTCTGTGAGACGGTCAATGGGCGAATCAAATCGCATCTATTGTGAGACATACCACAACCTTGAACTGCACAACCTGACACGATTAAGTGTGTACCAAAGTTTATGCAAATAACCTATCAAAGACCATATGTCACGAGTTACCAAAAAGACATCCTTGATTGTGATGCTCGTTTTACCATTACTGCTGCGAGTACAAAGACGGGCAAGACGGCATCTCACATCATATGGTTATTTGAACAAGCGTTGAAATGTAAGGACAATCAATCGGTTTGGTGGGTTGCACCGGTATACCAACAAGCGGAGATTGCATTCCGAAGGATGAAGTCACAAGTCACGGACAAGAACTTCTTCATCAGTAACGAAACCAAACTTTTACTCACTCTTCCAACAGGTGCAAGGATAGAATTTAAATCAGGTGAGAAGCCGGACAACTTGTATGGGGATGATGTGTACGCTGCGGTGATTGATGAGGCATCTCGTATGCGTGAGGAATCGTGGTATGCTATGCGTTCAACCCTAACTGCCACACAAGGCAAGTGCAAACTAATTGGGAATGTCAAAGGGAAGAAAAATTGGTTCTACAAGTTAGGCGAAAGGGCAAGAAGCGGAGAGAATGAGTATAAGTATTTCAAGATAACTGCATATGATGCGGTCAAGGAAGGAATTCTCAAACTGGAAGAGGTTGAACAAGCCAAACGAGATCTCCCACTTCATGTCTTCAACGAGTTGTATTTGGCAGAACCAGCGGATGACAAGACAAACCCCTTTGGAATTGATGCAATTCGCAGTTGCTACAAGCCAGTAACCAACAGAAGTGTTGTGGCTTGGGGTGTGGATTTGGCAAAGTATTCGGATTACACCGTCATAGTTGGTTTGGATGCTATGAACTGCGTTGCATATGTTGACCGATTCCAAGCGGATTGGTCGCAAACATTGGCAAAGATTACGACATTGATTGGTGTGATTCCTGCATTCGTGGATTCAACTGGTGTGGGTGATCCTATCGTTGAGCAATTGCAACGAAGCCATCCCCGAATCAAAGGATTCAAGTTCACATCACAGAGCAAACAACAACTCATTGAAGGGTTGGTCATCAGCGTACAAAATAGGGAAGTGTATTTCCCTGAAGAACCCATCGGAAGTGAGATGGAGAACTTTGAATTTGAATACACAAGAACGGGTGTGAGGTATACTGCACCACAAGGGTTGCACGATGACTGCGTTATGGCTTTGGCTTTGGCAGTTGACTGCAAGAAACACAACAGACCGGGAACATTTTATTTTGCTTAAACCGTTACAAATTGAAACGATATGAACTGGAACAACATAACCATACACCAACTGCAAGAGATACACTCTTGTCGTGATATGTCCAACATTGAAAGGACAATGAACATACTTGCCATCGTTAACCATTGGTCAATGGACAAGGTTGAATCAATGCCGATTGATGACCTTACAAGAGAGTTTAAAAAGTTGGAGTTCTTAAATGAGCTTCCGAACCGTCCTGTGCAATTTATGTTCAAACACAAAGGCAGATATTTCCGATTGGCAAAAACACCCAATGAGATTTGCGGTCACCACTTCATTGAACTCCAGCAAGTGTTCAACGGAGATACGATTGAAAGCCTTCACAAGATAATGGCTTTACTTGCATACGAGGTGGATTTCTTCGGCAAGTCAAAGACCATCAAAGACGCACAAGCACACTACCAAGACAAGTGCGATTTGTTTCTATCAATGGGTGTTCCGCTTCCCTATTCTTACTCGCTTTTTTTTTCGGCAGTTTATCCGGAGTTATTGAAAACTATCCAATCCTATTTGATCAAGGAGATGGAGAAGTTGAACAAGGAGATAACGCAAGTCCGATAGGTTGGCTGGAATTGGTTGACAGAATTGTCAAAGGAGACCGTACAAAGTGGGATGCCATTCTCACAATGCCATTGATTGAGTTCCTGAACACAATCGCATTTTACAAGCAGAAAACAAAGGAGAGACAGAAGCGAATTGAACAGGCAGCGACAAAGGGATTCAATTCCTATGTTGTGGCTTGTCTGCACGAGATGTTGTAATTGGAACGCATAAACCTAAACGCTATTTTTTATCGTGGCATTATCTATCACTCAACAACCCAACAGTTATCACCCAGCATTCAATGACACGAACTTCGTGATCACGGAATCTTCAGGTGGTATCTACACAAAGGACAATTTCAAGTTCATTGCTGATGTCAAGGTCGCATCAACTACCGTTGCAAAACTCAAAGCACCCATCTATTTTGGAAGTACTAACAAAGGGGTGTTCAACATCGGGCGAATCTTGGAATCTTATGTGACAAACAATTGGGAGTTCACCGATTCATCACCAAGCGGATGCGTAAACTCATTTACAGATTACGAGGTTGAATTTGGGTATGAGTACTCACCATCAGCAACAGGAACAATCACCGAATACCTTGACTTGACTTCAGCAACTGGAACGGTTTGGAACGCATCATTGAACCCATTTGATTTGGTGACTTATGCAGAAGGGCAATATCTCGCCACATCCACATCCGCAAAGTTCTTGACCAATGTGAGAACACGAACCATCCATAGAACGCAAAAGGATTGGCTCTATTGTTTGAAGGGAGATGCTACAAGCGTTTTGATTACTTACTCCGATGCCAGTACACAAACATTCTCTTTGCCATCTTCAAAGGTCGTGAGAATCCCCGTGGGTAGCCAATTGACAATCCCTGGTGCAGCAACCTATTTTGATGTGGTGTTGAAGGCTGGAGGTAGTTCCAAATCGGAGACATACCGATTCAACATAAAAGATGAATGCAGTAAGTACGAAACAACTGACATCTTCTTTATGAACCGTTTGGGAGGGTTTGAATCCTTCCGTTTTAATATGGTGAGAAGAGACAACTTTGAAGTCACAAGGAAGCAATTCCAACAGAACCCATACACACTCGGTGCAACTTACGGTTATCAAACATCTGCAAGAACTCGCACAAATTATCACACAGAGACAAGCCAAAAAATCAAACTGTTCAGCAACTGGATAAACGATACCGAATCGGTTTGGCTGAAAGACCTAATTGAATCACCGGTGGTGTATATGTATGACGGCACTTTGTATGCAGTCAACATTGATAACGCCAACTACGAGCAGAAAAAGACGGTACAAGATAGGATGTTTAACTTGGAACTTGACATCACTCTTTCATTCGCTGACAAATCGCAACGCATATGATCAGGTTATTGGTCAACAACACCCCAGTTGATTTGTCTGCTGATTTTGACATCTCAATCAACAAGGCAATTGCCGACATCCGTGAACCACAATCACGATCTTCGGAATGGACAAAGACAATCACCATCCCCGGCACGGCACAAAACAACAAACTATTCTCGCACATCTTTGAGGTTGAACACACAGTTAGAACATCCACACAATTTGCACCTGATTTTAACCCAAACAAGAAAGCATCAGCAGTCGTTCTGTTGGACGAGATTGAGCAGTTGAGGGGATTCATCCGCTTGATTCAAATCAATGTCACAGATAGCACGGCAATCGTTTACGAATGCAGTATTCACGGACAAACTGCTGACCTATTCACCACCATTGCAGAACGCAAACTAAATGCGTTGGATTTCTCGGAGTACAATCACTCATTGTCATCTGGCAACATCTTCAATTCGTGGGACACAAGCATTATCAAGAACGGAAGCTCACAGGCTTTTGCTTATGGTAATGGGTATGTGTATTCAATGATTGACAAAGGGCATGTGAGAAACATTGCATATTGGCAGTACAACGAACTCACACCTTGTCTTTACGCAAAGACCATCATTGACAAAATCTTCACGGGTGCTGGTTACTCATACACGAACGATTCTTTTTTTAATACTGACCGATTCAAGAGGTTGATTGTGCCACCACCAAACGGACTGATTGCATCATCTACGCAATTGACAAACCGATTGTTTTTGGCAAGTCGTTTGACAACACCACAATCATTGCCGTTGGGAACTACGCTGATATTCAACAACGATACAAGCGGTGGTGCTTTTGACAATGGTGGAAACTACAATCCAACTACGGGTGCTTATACTGTCCCCGTTGGTGGTACTTATTCCTTTTTCTTGGGATTGCAGATGACCTTGACACTTGATCCTTCATACCGTCCAGTATTGGATGCCGAGATAGACATCAATATCGGTATGTATGTGAACGGAGTTTTGAGGTCAACTAAATATATCTCTGTATTCCCAACATTTTTGCCACCAGTTTTGGAGTTTGCCTTTGCAAATGTGCCTCTTTCTGGTAGTGATGTTGTCACTTTTAAGTTAACTCAAATATATGATTGGGTTGATGAATACACATTGACCAATTCGGATTTCACAATGATTCTCAATGTCGGTTCAACGGTTGAGAATGACATCACCGCTTATACCTTCCAGTATGGGGAAACCGTGGATTTCGGAATCTTCTTCAATACCGAGGTAAAGCAAAGCGAATTGCTGATGTCATTTGTGAAGATGTTCAACTTGTACATTGAACCCGACAAAGATCAACCCAAGATTCTACGATGTGTTCCTCGTGATGAATTCTACAATGGCAGTCAATTAGATTGGACAGATAAATTGGATTACTCACAACCCGTGGAAATTGTTCCAATGGGTGAATTGGATGCAAATCCTTATGTGTTCAGTTACAAGCAAGGCAAGGATGATGGCAATGTCACCTACCAAGAGAACTATCAAACCACCTACGGACAAAGAACCTATCAGGTGGACAATGATTTTGTCAAAAGTGAGAAGAAAATTGAGCTCTCTTTTGTACCTACGCAAATAAAGAACTACGACATAGGACAAAAAAACCTTGTGTTATCCTCTGTTGTAGGCAAAGAAGATGGTGATTTGAGGGTGTTGTATTATGGTGGATTGGTTAGTGGTGTAAGTATAAGATTTCTTACATCTTTTGCTGGAACTTTTTCATTGAGTGCAACCAAAGTCAAGACATCAATTCCTTTGACAAT